ACTCCCCCTCCTTACGTAGACGCTGTATCCTAGCCATATCTGCGTCAAAGTCCGCGAGCGCGTCAGGATAGTCGGCAAGCATCGCGCGGACGCGAGCGGTCGTTGCCTGACGCTCGGCAACGATCTGGTCTAACAGCTCGGCGTGTCGTTCCGCTGCTCGCACAGCACGTGCCCGCCCGAGGTCGTAAGATGGCGACGTGACACGTGGCGGCGGGGTGCTAGCCTCAAAGTCAGACAGTCCCGCGCCATACTCCAAGGCGTCAAGCGTGAATGTCAGCGCGCCGCTTGGATGCCGTAAGCCCTGCGCGATTTCGTACTCCCGGTCCATCGTTACTCTACCTCCATACGTAGATGGGAAGCACGGGCGCGGAGCGAAGCTGTGGTCAGCGCTAGCGCGGCTGTAGTGGCGGTCGCATCCTCGTACACAGCATCGTGCGCTTCAATGCGAGCATACCATTCACCGTCTGTGTCGCATTGGTTTAGCGCGCCGACGAAGCGGCCTTCCGGCACCAGCGTCATGGCGGCGTCCAGCGATGCGGTGTAAGCGGGGATACGAGCCGGGATCGTTCTTTCGTCCCCAAGCGCAGGGTGCCCGACCCTGACCGTGCAAGGCACCCCCGCAGCGATAGCGATACGCTCGTTCAAATCGCGCTCACGATCGCGAGCAATGTCCCACGGACCTTCCACCTTGTAGCACTCGACCGCATCGGCCAGTTTCAGTAGTTCGTCACTCATACCTCAGCCTCCGCTTTCAGACGTGCAATCGTCGTGACCGAGACGAAGCGGCGGAAGCTGACCGGACAGCGCATCAACGCCAGCACGCATCAACACGCCGGTCATGTAGCCGTGCACCTCAATCTTCGCCTTCTCGACGGTATCTTCCATGTGCTCCTCAAACTGCGAAGCAACGAACGGAAGGTTGGAATGTAGCTCGGTAAGCAGGCTTGCTAGAGTCTCGCGTAGCGCAGCGGTCTTGCCCTTCGGCAAGCCAAGCGCTTCAACACCCGCGAGCGTGTCAGCGACTTTCTGTACCGTCTTTTCGAGCTTGGCTTTGATTTCGCCGCGGAACTGATCGCTGCGGTTAGTCGGATCAGGCAAGCCGGGAATGATCCGACCTTCAAGCGCTTGGAGAGTGCACGGCGTCCCGCTACCCATGTTTGGGGTGGAGACGAACGTAGCCCACTGCGCTTCACTCAGCGCCACCTCAATGATTTCACCACGACCATAGTGCCAGTCGCGGTTCAAGCCGCGATTGAGTTCACTGCGCGTAATCTTGATCGTCATGTAGGCATGGTGATTGAAGTCGCTGCCGTAGAGCGCGGTGTTGCCACCCCGCGTGCGGTACGCGCCGATCTGCGCAAACGCTGGATGCGTCGTCACCGTTTCATTGCGCCATTCCTCACCGTTTGGCTTGGTGATGGGTTCCTCAATAATGCGCGCCACTCTTGCCTCCTAATCGTATATACGCTACTAAACCGTATATACGTTACATGCAAGCGGGTATATACGAATTGATGACACAGACTGACGCCGCTACAGCCCCGCCGATGGGTAGGAAGCCGCTAGGCGGGGTCGGGGAAAAGACCGTGATGAAACCAATGCGCTGGGCACCGACGCTGCTTGCGCAGGTAGACGCGGCGCGTGGTGAGCGCGATCGATCTGACTGGGTGCGCGAGGCTGTGAGTGAGAAGCTAGAACGGGACGCGGTAAAAATGCGGTAATAGCTGGTGATGTTGCCAGCCCGTTCGCGATCTTACCTGCGTATGTTCCTCTGTGTGGTACGCGAAAATGCCGCAGAAATCCCACACGTTGAAGGCTTCCCAAGCTTACGACGAGGGTTCGATTCCCTTCACCCGCTCCACTAGCCAAATCAACCACTTAGCCCACCCTCCACAACCGTTAGCTCCGACCCGTCTGCGGTAAACCTGCGGTAAGAGCCCGGAACGAGGGCGCAAATCTCGTCAATAATCGCCTCGGTTTCGGCCAGCGCGAGGCCCAAATTGGCAGGGTCGGGAACGGCGTAAATGTCGCTGATGCTGTGCTTGACGTGGCCGAGCATCATCTCGCCCTGCCGCCATTTTTCCTCACCGATGCGACGACGCACCATCGTTGCCATGCTGCGGCGGATCAGCTTCTCGCCGCTCTCGCCCCGCGTGGTCGGCAAGCCGATTGCCTTACGCATCCCCGCCCACGTCGAGCGGACGTGGATTACCGGCATGTAGTGTTTACCCATGCGGTCTAGCTCGGGCCCGAACTGGCGGGCAACCGGGATGGTGGTGCGGTACTTCTTCGTCTGGCGTCGGCCGGGCGGGTTGAGGTTCAGCACCTGCGCCGCCTTAAACCACTGACCCACGCCAAGGTCGAATATTTCTTCCGGCCGCGCCCAAGTGGCGACTGCCGCGCGCAGATAGCGCAGCAGGTTCTCGCGCTCTTTCCGCCGCCACTCAGCTTCCTTGGGCGTGCGTGCGTCGGGATAGAGGCAATAGCGGAACATCGCCGCCAGCGTCTTCACGTCCGCGCGGTGGGTGGGCGACTGCGCCACTTCGGCAGCAGCGCCGGCCTTGAACGTTGCTTGCTGGTGCGGGGTGGCGTTAATCGCGGCGATGAGCTGGCGCACGACACCTTCAATGTGGCCGATGCTCCGATCGCGCGTCTTGCCGCTCACTGCCTCCACGATCGGCTTAGCCGCCAGCCATTTGCGAAAGGCGTTCGCCCAACGCTCATCTATCTGCGCGCACGTCACCAGCGGGTTAGTCTCAGCCACGTAGGTGATGACGTGTGCCAGACGCCCGCGGGTGGCGTTATACCCAGCCTTGTGGGTGCTGTTCAGCAGATAGTCGGTAATCGCTTGTGACAGCAGCGGGGAGCCGTCGCCATCGAACGGACGCCCGCACGTCTTGCAAAGCTTCTGTTGCGACCCGAGGAATATCTGATCTAGCTTCGCTTGCCCGGCTGCGTGATCGCTCGTGCCCGCGCTAATGCTTCGTTCGCGTCGAAGGCTGTCGTCGTAGAAGACGATTTCGAGGTTCGCGCGATCTTCACGGGCGTAGAGCTTGTAGATGCCGCGCTGGTAGAGCGGTTTCGGACGTTTCTTGCTCGGCATTGGTCTTTCTGCCACTTTGCTGCGTAGAGCCGGAAGGTGTCGAGCGCGCCGCTCTCAACCAGCATATCGAGATCAGCGACGCTCAATTGGATGCATCGCTCGCTTTCCACCTTCTTGGACAGGCGGCGGTCCAACTCAGGCGGCGTCACTGCCTCACCTCAGTAGCGGGTATCTCGTCTAGCTTGGCGAGTAGGCGGAGCATTTCAGCTTCTCCGGCGAGCAGCGCAGCCTCTACGTGCGGACCTACGTCACACATGCATAGGTGCTTGCCGTCGCCTAGACGTAGGCGGGTGATGCCCGGATAGCCGCCCTTGGCAGGCTCGTGAGTGAACCGTGTTGCGCCTATTGCTGATTGCTGTGTGGAAGTGGTCACGCCGCACCTCCGCTAAGCTTCTCGCGCAATGCCATGGCATCCCACCAAGCGTTGTGCTGGACAGCGCCTACAAGCGTTGTGGGATAGCAGTCTACATCGTGCACCTCAAAGGTGATGCGCGGCAAAATACAGGGCGAGTAGTCGCCACCCGGAGCCGTGCTGATTGCTACGCAGAAACGGCCAATATCAACGGGAGAGTCAGCGATAATAGTCGGCTCTTCGTCGCGCCCAATGAATGCAGCCAACTTTCTGCCAACCATAGTGTTGTGCACCTGCAATGACACGTTGGCTTTGTGCTCGCTCATAAGCGGCAGCACATTTTCAATTACCCACGGATCGCGTGCAGGCTCTGTTGTTGCAATATGCAAGCTTTCGCCGTCTTGGCGTACGATCGCCATGCTCAACAAAGGACCGTTGTGCCCGTCAAACTCACAGTCGACATAATAACGCATGGTCAAATCTCCTGCAAAAGCGATTGAAGCGCGAAGCGGCGAGACGCGTCAGCGGCTCGATCCGAAGGACGAAAGCGCGGTGCCGTCAGGCATTTGCCCGCAACTAAGGTGGGTATCCGTGATACGGAGGATGGAGGGGTCATGCGGCATCCTCCGGACGGTGGCTGAACCAAACCGTCTTGTCGGGTGCCTGGATGGTGTAGCTTTCCTGCTTCAACCGCCGGCAGAGCACTTCCGCCAGAGCTTCCGCGTGCGCCCAGATCGCTTCTGGGCTGCTCGGAAAACGCGGGTAGTTGATCAGCCCCACGATGACGCCAAACGTCAGTCCACCAGTGTAGACATAGCGCGTCTCTGTCACCGTGACGCAAAGCCCGTGGTCGTCGCAATACCCACGCGCGAGAATGGCGGCATCCTTCGCAGGTCCGCCGACAAAGATGCTCACCGGGTAGCTGGCTGCTTCTACGCGTTTCATGCGGCCAAGTCCTGTTCAGCGATGTGGCAGAGGAAATCGCACGTCGGCGCGATCGGGTTGAGCATCGACTGATCGGCGGGCAGGTCGTCGATGAACGCACGAATATTGGTCCGCTTGCCGTCGACCACCTCTTGTCCGATGATCGCTGCGCGCACGCCCTTGCTGCGGAAGATGCGCGCCGTCTCAGCGAAGCGATCAGGGAAGTGATGACGGTAGAGCGCCCAGTAGGAGGGCGACTGTGCCTTGGCGCAGCCCGCATCCAAGCAGTTGGCGTTTGGAAAACCCATCGCATACGTAGCGGGCGGCTTGATCCCGATCGTCTGCATAATGGCGAGGCATCCCGCCTTTGTGATCCCGCGCTCAATCAGCGGCGTCACGACGGTCAGCTCGGGGTAGGTCGCTCGCAGCAGCCTGGCGCGCTCAACGTCGTGAGCGTCCGCAGTGTAGCCGAACACATGCACGTCGTCGTGCCGCTGGTAGGCGAGCCGCGGTGCGAGCTTCATTTCGCCTGTGCAGCGCGCACCTTTCGGCCCGCTTATCCAGCCGGTGCGCTCCCACACATCTCGCACGTCGGTATACTCGTCCGACTTGAGCGTGACCATCGGCACGTCAAGCCAAGCGCACACCTCGGCAGCAAAGCGCGCGTTGTCCTCGTGCTCCGATCCGGTATCGCACTGTACCAGCTCGCCGGCGTCCGCACCGTGCTGGCGAATGTCGAGGCTCGCAGCGACCGCGCTGGCGGTACCCGCAGAGAACCACCGCAGACGCCGGCTCACCGTTCACCCCCATCCTGATCGCCCTGCTCGATAGAGAGGCGGCGGGCGTTCTCCCACTTCGCGCACCAGTCGCACGGCGTGCCCGCGATCCTGCCATTGCTCACGTCATCGTCCCACACGCCCTTGACGGTGTGAGAGTGCCCCGGCCCGCGATCCTGCCAGCCGAAATGCCCCATGATGTCGCGCAGCGCTTCTCGCAGCCCGCCGCCCTGCTCGTCTCTTTGGGTGATAGGTAGGGAGAGTGATGCAGCGTTGAGGATCGCAGCCAGATAGTCCCGATGAACGGGATACCATTCGCGCGGCTTGCCAGACGCCATCTCGGCACGAAGCGTCTTGATCTTCGTGGCTACGTCCAGCCGCTCCACATCTACGCTGTCTTGCTGGGTCGTCATGGCTCCACCTCACGCCCGTTCGCATCCACCCACCATTCCGTGCCAAAGTCGCCGTTGTCACAACGATCGCAGCGACTGACCACGATCGTAGCCACTTCCGCTGGGATGGTCGGGTCAATGTCGCGATCGTACCCCTGTTCGCGCTTGCACTTATCGCAGCGTAGCGTGATCTCCCCGCTCATCGCGCGTTCTCCGTCTCTGCGGTGAGAGCGGCTTCGAGGGCCTCTATCTTCGCGGCATGATCTTCGGAGCCGTTTGAGCGCAATATGCGCGCACCGTCGAGCAGCCAGTAGCGCCACCCGTCCGGCAGTGCCGCTGTATTATCGAGTGCGGGCGAGAGGGCGGCGATAACCGCGTCGATCTTTTCACTGTGGAGCATCCCGGCCGAGAAGCTGTCGATGGCCGCGCCAATACGCTCCCGTTCCCCCGTCCCGTTTACAGAGATGGGGATAGGGGATGCAGGGGCAGCGGCGAGCATGGACCGCAAGCGAGCGCACGCATCAACCATGCCGTTTGAGTGCTGCTCACTTCCAGCACGAACGTCGGCCGCATCTCGTTCGATGGACGAGAGCCACTGCATCGCCATGTCCCCGAGAGTAGGAGTGGTGAATGTCAGGCGGGCAAGGATCGGAGCGACGTGGTGCCGGAGTAGATCGGCCACGTCCTGCCACTCGCAGTTAGGCCAGATCGGCGCAACGATGCGCTTGCCGTCCGGCCCGTGGAACACGAAGCCGATGTCGGCACCGTCGCGCTTGAGCAACTCGCCCAGCCAAAGCATGCTGCCTTCGCCCAAGCCAATCGACACACCGATGTCCGGCACGCCGTCATCCTCGCTGCATGCGCCGATGACGTGGCCAAGCTGTGTCTCCGGCAGCTCCGGTTGAATATCGGTGGCTGGGGATGTGGTCATGAGTGTGACTCCGACTGCGTGTGGGCGAATGCGCTGTCGCGCACCGGGCTTTCGCCTTCGGCCGAGCCGCTACGCGTCTCGTCGGCTTGCGCCGCTTCAATCCCTTTCGCGGGCGGGCCGGGAAGTGGATGAAAGAACAGCGAGCCGTAAGACTTGCCGCCTAGATACGAACCGTCACTGAACTCCCAGCGACGATTACTGATGTTGTAGCGCATCCAGTCCGCAAACGAGTATTCGCCATCGCGACCAATCCACTGGAAGGTGCCGTCGCGCGGAGCTTGTTCAATGGGAAGCCAATCAGCCATTTCAGTTATACCTCCATATGGAGAGGGAAGATCACGCGGCCTGCTCGCGAAGCATCTCAGGATCGCAGCCAAGCACGGTAGTGAGGTATTGAACGGTGTCGTGATGCAGCCGCTCAAAGTCTGCGCGGGGCATACTAGCGACTGCGCGGCTGTCGGGACGGAAGTGCTTGCTTCCATCCTTCGCCGTGATGAACGTGCCGCGTTTCAGCGCCAGCGCAACATCGAACTCTAGAGCCTCACGCGATGGCCATTCGCCCGATGCTTCCACAACATTGTTGAGCATCGCGAAGTAGGCGCGGTGTTGGGACATATTGCGCGGCTTCCACACCTCGAAGAACGCTTCGGCACCGTCCTTGATCGC